TTGCTCTGCTTTTCCCCTCGCTGCTTTCACGTCGTCGTGAGCGGCTCGGAGGAGATTGATGATTTCAATCATGTGTGTCAACAACATGTTGCAATTCCTTTTTGTCATGGGTAGGGCCGGTTATCAGGCCGACCCTACCCAACAAGGAGGAGAAGGAAAAGGCCCCTTTGCCGGTGGGGGTGAGGCTGGCGAGGGTGGGGCCTTATAACTCGATACGAGAAAGAATTGATTCTATTCCATTGATGGCAGTAAGCAACTGACTGTTCACTGCGCACAGTTGGCTTCAAAGGGACGAGTTCCCCAAATTCTGGCACTTTGACCTTTTCATCTACTGGAAGTTCAGGCGAAAGCACTGAGACCAATCGCGCCTCAGTCCCTTCAACCATGTCCGCCAAGCGGTCAACCAAATCACCAAGATTATTGACTTGTTCCGAAACCTGGGGCGTCTGGGTCACTTCTTTGCTCATAGCTTTTTGCCTCTACAGAGGTCCCAAAAGCTACAATACTTCGGGCTACACTTCCAAGACGTAGGCGCTGGTGGGAAGATGCCAGCTTCAATGGCCCGCCAGACCTCACCGACGACCTGAGTCATCCAGAACAATTGCCCAAAGTCGCGGTGGGTCTCCAAGATCTGCACCTTGGGGTTTTTGGTCTTGGTGAAGATCATGTATCGAAATGCCAACCCAGGGTTGAGATCATAGCCCTCTTGATTCAAGGCAGCCAAGTAAAAGTCGGGCTGGACCTCCGTGTCTTCCTTGCCTCTACTCCACGCCCGCCCTGCTGTCTTAAAGTCAATCGGCACACCGTCGCTTGCCAGCATGTCGATGTAGCCAATCACTGGTATTGGTACACCAGGTACTTTGAGAGTCACGCGCCGCTCCATGATGACGCTTTCCTCTGGCTTGGTGGCTATTGTGTCCACAACAATCATCGGCTGGATGGCGTCCACAGCCTGAACAATCTCAGGTGTGGAGAGCATCCTCTCACCCAATTGTGTGTAGTAGTCAAGAGGTTTCTCCCACCTTATCTCACGCTTTTGCTCATTTAGAACATCGCGCCAGGTGGGGTGCCATATCTCGGCAAGTGGCCGCACCTGGTCAGGGTGGAGAGCCCTCGCCGCCACGTAGGTCTGCACCGTCTCGTGAACGGCACTCCCAAACGGGAGGTTCACGCTGACCGGTACGTCAGGCTTGATGATATATCTGAACTCCCACGACTTGGCGCAGTAGAGATAGGTATTCACACTGCTGTACGAAAGGTGTCTAATCACTGGCTTCCTCCCGTAGGATGATGTCAGGCTCCGGTATGCTTTGGCTCACGCTTTGGCCTCCAGCTTCTCTTTCACCGCCTGGCATTCCTCGCTGGTGGCGGGGATACGCCCCTCGTTGATGGCAACGATCTGCTCAGCCGGCCATTGCTCCAGCAGTTGTTCGAGTGTCAAGAGAGGCCTGGTTATTGCCTCCTCAGTGACGATGGGCTGAGACGGAACTGAAATGCCATCTGAGGCAGTGACAATTGCCTTTGGCACACCTGCTGCTGATTCTTCTCTGGCGGTGTACAGGGTTGCCACTGGCTCCCCGCTCTCGTCAACCTCTGCGCCTAGTTCCTCTGGCCGGTAGAGACCTTGACTCACATCCGCGAACACCACATCTTGAACGTAGCCTAGGGCACGCCAGTAGCACACTTGCTCTGGGTAATGCCTCCAGTTGGCTTTGCTCAGTAGCTCCGCTCGTTTAGCGTCATCGAGGGTGAACCGGCGCATAGCCTGCACACCATTGGTGCGCCTCAAGGTGATCTTCCAGCCATAGAATTTCCCTGCACTGGTGAGACGCTCCTCTTTGTACTCGGCTAGTTCTGGATGGCCCACGATCTTCGCCCACGTCAATTTTGGGGCAATGGATGGTTTCTTGTCAATGATGTAGACAGTGCTAAGTGCCGATGTAACTGGCACGCCATGCTCCCAGGCAACTAACATCTTCATGGCAGCTTCTTGCTGCCGCACACCAAACTCGCGGGACTCTTGAGCCACAGACGCAATGCTAAGAATTAGTTGCCAGTCCTCGGTCCGTAGACGATTGAGACGATTGACTGGCACGAGTGCTTTACTCATCTGATACCTCCTTCAAATTGACTGCTAGAATTTGCTCGTCATTCAGGCCATAAGCCTGGCGTGTTGCTGTGCATTTGGCCGGCCCGATGCCCTTCAACTCGGCGGCGTGCCCATCGGTGAGAGCCGTCACCGCCCACCCAGCCGTCTGATACTCCTTGAGTAGGGCTGCGGCATGAGCTGGGCCGATGCCATCAATTGCCGTCAGAACCTTCTCAGCGGGGCTTGCCATGATCGCCTCTCGGCGGCGTTCGACTCTAACGGGGCCACGGTCGCGGTTGGCAAGCCATTGGAGGGTTTCGGCATAGTCACCGCCCACGAGGTTTCTGACCACGGTAACACCAAGCTGTTGCACTGTAGCAAGCGCCCCCTCGATTTGACGTGCTGTCCACTTAGTGGTCTTGCCACCTATTTGATAGCGATTCATCACAAAGATAGGATACCCAGTCACCACCAAGTAGCACCAGGGCGAAATCTCAACCATCTCTGCACACTGGGCAAACAGCCTGCCATCAGCGATGCTCGCCAGCAGGTCGGGAATGGTCTTGCGCTCCACGATGATTGTGGTATCCTCAACGGCAAGCCAGGTGTCGCCGGTGGGAAGCTCAGTGACCGTGGTCGGCACGCCTTTCCAGGTGAGGGTCTTTACCCAATCAGGTTCGCGGCTGTCAATCAAGATTGCCTTCATCCAATTCCCTCAAGAAGGCCAGCTTAGATGGCAATCGATCAATTGGCCCTCTGATTATAGGCATCTCACCCAAAAAGACAAAAAGATTGGTTCAGGAGGACAACTTGCCAAGAACGCCTCGGCCTCCCGCTCATCTCGCTCTTCGGCCAGGGCAAGGGCTTCTTGATAAGTCAGGTGCTCGCTCTCTGGCACGTAGGCCAGGATCATTTCAATCATACCGATTCTTCCTACTTTCAAGGAATGTGTATGTCAGAAAGCCAACTATGAGGCTTGCGGCAGCACTCACTATGCCAAGTATAGCATACCACTCAATGAGAGACACTTCGATCATGCTGTGCCCTCCATCAACGCTACTACTTCTGGGCTTTCGATGTCGAAGTATTGCTTCAGGAGAGAGCTAGCTTCCAAGAGCCTCGCCATCTCTATCACGACACCCGATGGGTCTGCCGCTGCCCCCTGCGCTTGCTTCCACAGGTTCGGTAGAAACGCAGCCAGCGTCGCCCGCATCGGATCGACCTTCTCAGGCTCGTTGAACGGCAGGTCGGCCACGGGACTGCCGCCGACCTCCGCGCCGGTGTCGGCCTCGTAAGCGGCACGGCAGGTGGCCTCGTCGGGGAAAATGCCATCGAACTTCAGGCACGTGAAAACATCGTTGTCTGGCTGTGGCGTCAGCAAGCCTGTCGCCCACATGCCATTAAACTCACGCAGGGGATTGAACTGCCCAACCGTCAGGCCCTTGATGCTTGCAATGGTTGGTACCAAGACTTCAATCGAGGGCCTGATGACCTTCTTGAAGTCCTGTGCCCAGTTGACAGTCCCCCGCCCGATGAGAGGCATAACGGGGTCCACGTGAGCGACAGTGAATTCTATTGCCGTGCTGGTACGTGCTCTCTGCCCATGTACATTCGGGTCATAGGGCACGCGGCCCTGGCCTTTCACCAGCACACACTTGAACGCACTGATCGAGACCTGTCCGTAGAACCGCTCTGGTTCATCGGTCATTGCTGTGTCGTAAGGGTCATACTGCTTCATGCTTTCTCCTCCGCTTTGTTTATGCCTGCTTCGACTTCGCGTTGTATGGCCGGCAACTCAGCCCGCCATGTGCGTTCAATAAGTATGGCCAAAATCTCGCTTTGGGTCATGCGCCGCCTTGCGGCTACTATCTTGAGTTTGCGTATGGCGTCCCCGGAGAGGACGTATTGAACTTTTCTTGTTTCTTCCATGAGTGCTCCTAATCTTACCTGTGCCGCCGCACCGTCTCTTTAGGTTTATGTAGCCCCTCACGTGACGGCAGGGCTTCAACCAAGGCTATGCTGCTGTGGTCGGTGTGCTCTCCCTGATCGCCAGCCCTTGTGGAGTGAGGAATGTCGTTACCTCGCACACCCGTTACCGCTGGCTTGACCACACTTGTGATGAGCATGGCATGGCCTCTGCCGTTCGAACCACACCACATAGGAATTATACCACACATTCTACACATTGTCAATCCCTAATTTATTTAGGTGTGGATCGCACTTGACCACGGCGGTACGGGGTGATATAATGGGAGTATGGCAAAGCGCAAGACGCGCAAGAAGAAGAAAAAGAAAAAATGGATCGCTGGAGCAATTAAGCGACCTGGAGCGTTGACCGCTGCCGCCAAGCGGGCAGGTGCCCTCACCAAGCGAGGCACGATCAAAGTCTCTTGGCTCCGACAGCAGGCCAAGAAGAAAGGTCGGCGGGGAAAACAAGCGCGGCTGGCCCTGACGATGCGCAAGTTCTAGGAGCAGAAGATGGCTAAAGATGGCAAGAGCAAATCGAGTCGGGTTGCAACTGGCATGGCAAATTCTTTGGGTCGGACGCTCACCGCCATCGACTACCACAACCTTGAACTCATCCGGGAGGGCCTACGGAAGCATTGGCTCTGGTACACGGATGAGATGACTGAAGAGGACTTCAAGGCCATCGTTCGAGCCAGAATTAAGCAAGCCAAAACTCAAACCGCACAAGGGAATAAAGCCACAGAAATCTTGTTCCGCTATGCTCTGGGGAGCGAGGCCCCCTCCGCCGATGGTGGGAAAAAGGCAAGGATTCAAATCCTCATCGAACAACTCATCCAAAACGCTCCAGCCCCAAGTGCTGAGGAAATTGAAGCTGTTGAAGCTATTGAAGGCGAATGGGTACACACCCCACCCGGGGCAGCTGCCAATTCATCTTCATCCGGCGAGACTGAAACTGGTAGCGGGCGGGGAGCGGGCGGGGAAGTCGCGGCTTAGTGGCGTCGAGCCAGTGCTACATGTCCTAGACGACGCAGACGAGCCAGATAAATTGGTTTGGTTTGTCGCCGGAATCTATGAACTTGCTAAGCCAGAGTTCAACTATGCTCACGAAGACCTCAAGAGACTGGGGCTGGTCGACAACAGCTACCTACCCCGATTGGGCAGCAGAGAGGTATATGGACCTGGCTACAGGATGCTTACCAAGTCATCGGATGACATCTTGCGACTGGCAGCGGAGGCACCGAGCTTTGTGGTCATGTGTGAGGCTGCACAGCAGAGCCGAGAGACGTTCCTGCGATTGAGAGGCCGCGTCGCTGAGCGGCGTGGCTCCATGATCCTGAGCGGCACATTCGAGGGCAGCCTAGGGTGGATGCCAGAAATGTGGCGCGAGTGGCAGCGGCCAAACAAAGATGGTGGGGTATCATTCTCACTCCCGACTTGGAGTAACACGGCAATTTTCCCAGGCGGCGAGCATGACCCAGAGATCGAGGCCCTGCGGGCAAGCTACCCACCAGCGCTTTTTCAAGAGAGATTTGGAGCAAGGCCCTGCCCGCCGAGTACATTGGTCTGTCAGGACTTTGACTGGGACATCCACACCAGAGACAATATTGTCCCCGACTGGGATGAATTCGAGAGCGAGATAGAGCTTGCCATTGATCCGGGATACAACAATCCATACGCAGTGCTGGCCTGCTGGCGGGTGGGCGATTACGTTCTGGTGGTGGATGAAATCTATCGCCGCCGAACATTAGGCGGGGAGATCATCAACATCGCGAAAGGTCGCCCCTGGTGGCCCTACACGACTGGTGGCGTGATCGACGTTACAGCCAAGGCTCACCATGCTCAAAAATCCCAAGTTGAGATTTGGGAAGAACTGACCCATCTCCGCCTAAGATCGCAGTATGTTCCAATTGAAGATGGGATCACGCGCTACCAATCATTCCTAAATGCACCAGGCTACTCAGGTGGCACAATTGGCGTGCCGAGAGCAAGAATCTTCTACGACCGAAAGCTTTGCCCTAACTCAATTGCCGAACACGGCAAATACAGATACCGAGACATCAATGAAGATCGGCCTGCGAACGAGAAGCCAATTGACAAAGACAATCACGCCATGAAAGCAATAGCCTACTATTTGGTGGACGTATTTGGCTACACACCAAGTTTGCGTGTGCCAGCCGAAGCGGTGTGGCGGCCAAAATTTCCAAGGCGACAAGGGGTCTACGCATGAAAGTCAAGAACATTGCAGCCGTTGACGACCTCCACGCGCGAATGTCAGGCAGGTACACAGACTCTCGCAAGTCGTGGGTCTATGATGAGAATCTGTACTACATGAACCACTATGCCACATGGGATGAAGCCACGCCAGGCGAAGAGCGGATCATGGTCAACAAGCCAATCAACGTGGTAGACATCGCCCATGCCATCCTTAGCTTGCACCCGCCCAAAATCACTGCTCAACCGATCACCCCCTCACGGCGAAGCGACCGCACTGCTGATCGTGTGGAGAAGTTCATAGCCGGTTGCCTCTACGTGAACAACCTGCGCTACGAGGGAAACCAAATCGCAAGGGCTCTGTTTGACCAAGTGCTGTATGGGCGTGGCGCGATGTTCAGTGGTTGGGACCCCGACTTGGAAGGCGATGACTCGGAATACTCCGAGTTGCCTCTTATCATTAGGTATGTCAATCACAAAAACTTGATGTGTCTCCCTGGCGGCAAGAAGAAAGACCTCGCCCAAATGTATGCCTGCTGGCGACGTGCCGAGGACTTAGAAGGTGAGTGGGGCAAGACAATCAAAATTGCCACGGAAAAGGGAGGCAAGCGCAAGGCTGAGCCGGAGGAGGAGTTGCTCTATAAGGACCTCTGGTATTGGAACAACGGCACTGTCTACCACTGCGCCGCCGCCGGCGCGACGTGGCTCAGGTCACCAGTTGACATGCCATACTACGACCGCCTGCCCTACACCGAGTTTGTAGGCAGAGATACCACTGCTGAGAAACTGCACTTGCGTAAACTCGGAGTGTTGTTCCCTCTCAGGGAAGCAATCAGCATTTTGGAACGCTGGCTTAACCAAGGTAGCGCAGTAGTAGCGGCCTTTGCCGACCCCCCCATCCTGCACGATGAGAGTGTTCAGATCAATACTGCACCAGGTGCTACCATCCCCGTTCGAGTGCGTGAGGGCAAGAGACTCAATGACTATGTGCAGCAAATGACCCCCAGTGACGCCGCGCCAGGTGTGTACAGGTTCATCTCAATTGCCGCAAACATGGTCGAGGAGGGCAGCTTTAGCCGGTGGGCCTACGCCAACGTCGAGCCCGAATCCGGACCCGTCGTCCAAGGCATGAACGCCAACGACAGAATGAGGCTCATGCCCTTCATGCGCAATGCTGAACTTGCCATCAGCAGTGTCATCCAAAAAGCATTACAGTGTACCCATGCTTTTGCCAAAGCCGACCCTGGCGAGCGCAATCTCCAAGTGTTCAGTGAGGGCGAGCGGTCGGCCATCGCCCTGAAAGCCGACGACCTGCGTGGCTGGCTGGTGACGGCCAAGCTCTCTGACGAGTTACCGATGGACGTAGCCCGCAACTGGGCTATCGCGAGTAATGCAGTTCAATCACGGCTGCCCATCAGCAAGTACACCATCCAGCAGAAGTTGTTAGGCATCGAGCAGCCAGCCGACGAGGAACGCCGGCAGATGGTCGAACAGTTCATGGACAATCCAGCCATCATCAACGCGGCATTGCAAATCGCTCTAGCGGAGGGCAACGAGGAACTGAGAGAGCGCATCATGCCGGGGCTGGCAGAAACGCAGCCCGTGGGGGCAACACCGCCGACACCCACAGGGCCATACACCAGTGCTACTCACCCACAGATGGGACAGCCCATGCCACCGCCTGAATTGCAAGCAACGCCGCCACCTGGCGCACCCCGCGCGTTGGAGGGCGTAGCACCAGGAGCACCAAGAGGGCCACAGCCATGAGCGACGATGCCATTTTCAACACGATGATCGACGCCGCCAAGACTGCGCTTGATGCCCGTATTGAGCAGTTCGAGACGCTGTTCAAAGACGCACGTGGTGGGCCGCGTCTTACAAAAACACAGAAGATCATGGAGTTCAAGGAATTCCTTGCTCTGCCGTCCAACGTCCAAAATGTCATCATGGGCAAGATGCTGGCCCGTGGTGGCGATCCAGAAAAGTGGTTTGAGGATCGCCAGAAGCTAATGGAGGAATCATAATGCCAAACGGACATTGGCTCACGCCGTATGGCGAAGTGACACAACATGGAGTAGGCCCAACCACCTACGGCGCGTTCGGCGCTGGTATGCCTGGCGGCGGACTAGTACCCATCATCCCGACGACGACGCAAGCCGCACCTTGGCAAGCCACATGGGAAGCGGGGCAGGCCCCTTGGTCTACTGCTACCACCGCCAGTAGTAGCGGGACTTACGTTGTCCAGCCTGGCGACACGCTTTGGGCAATATCACGCCAATTCGGGACAACCGTGCAGGCCATCGCGGCTGCCAATGGCATTGCAAACCCTAACCTGATCTACCCTGGGCAGCAACTCATCATTCCGGGCGTGGGCGGAGGAGCTCCACCGGCGCAACAGCCACCAGCGGGCGGCGGAGGAGGCGCAGCACCACCAGCAGGCGGCGGCGGAGTAGCTGGCGGGGGTCCCCCACCAGCGGGCGGTGCCTATTGGAGTGGGCCATTGCCAACACCGCCAACGGGCGACTATTGGACATATACCCTTCAGTGGGGGGACACCCTCTGGTCGCTGGCGCAACGCTATGGGACGACCGTAGAGGAACTTGCCCGACTAAATCAAATTCCCGACCCCAACCGCATTGCGGCAGGGGCACAAATCTATATCCCTGGAGCGGCACCGCCAGGTACACCACCAGGAGGAGGAGGGGGAGGTGCTCCTCCCGAAGAACAGCCAGCAGTGCCCTCATGGTGGGGGGCGGAGGTCTTTGGCGAGGAGGGATGGGTGTACCTGCCAACTACCCCTGGGGAGCAACCCACCCAATGGCAAGCGGGAGAGGGTGAATATACCGCGCCGCCTGTTGGCCCTGGCTGGTACAACTTACGCGGGGTGGAGTACTTCAATCAGCTTCCTCCTCAGTGGCGCGACTGGCTAGGCCAGGTTATGCAAAGCCAGCAAGAGTATTGGGAAAGCCCGACCATTGCGCCCATCCAGTGGATGCCCTCCACAGCGGCCTATCAACGTGCTCCGCTCCATGTGTGGGAGCCTCTGGCCGGCGGCACGGCTGGCGGCCAGCACGCCATGCAGCCGCCAGGGACACCCTATGCTCCACCAGGGATGCAACGCATAGAAGAAGAAGTCTGGGAAGAACCACCAGAAGAGTCTCCTCCCACTTACGCTGGTGGCGGCCTGTACGTCTATTAGACCATGCCAACTTTTACTGAATTGCTCCAACAGAGACAAAGACGACCACGACCACAGATCGACTACGATACCGGCGACGTAGGCCGGATCATCCATGAGACTGTGGCGCAAGCCGAGGCTACCTACCCTCCAGGATGGCAACCCACCACCGCGCCGTATTACCAACCTACCCTTGGGCAGCAGTTAGCCACGGGTCGCCCGCCAGGGATTGAGGCTCCCATGGCCGCACCGCCACCCACCGAAGCGCCGCCAACCATACCGCAATTTGAACCTCCGGCCTGGGCACGAGAGCCGGTCCCCGAAACGTGGGGGGAAGCAGGGGGATGGTTTTTGCGTCGTCAAGCCGTCCACGCGCAAAGTTGGTTCAACGAGGCCGAGCAAGAAATCCATGCCGGTGTCACTGAGACGCCTATGGAATCTATGGGTGAGGAAGCAGAGAGACTCATCACCCTGGGTGAGGAAGCCGCCGCTACGTTTTGGGAGAGACCACGACTGGGTGCTCTCGCTGCTGTAGGTGTCAGAGCAGCAGGTATGCTCGCTGGAGCCGTCACCGTCCCACTGGCTGGGCTCAAGGGAAGAACACTTTTCGGCCTACCAATATTTGACGCGATGAGAAAAGGCACTGAGGGAGCACTGGGTATGGCCGTGGCAGGTCTGAATGCCATCGACGCTGCTGGCGAGCAGGGCGTGATAGGTCTCGGTGCAGAGTTCACGGGTTGGCTACTGCAAGGCAAAGAGTTCGATTTCACGCCTCAAGAGTTTGTGGCTGGTATGAATAACTACACTAAAGGATGGACAGCCGCCAGTACCTACATGGAGGAACTGTGGAACAGCAGGATGGTTGAGGGATTGACCCTTCCCAAGGCACATGACCGCGCTTTAGTAGAATCAGCCGAAGCATATGTCGCATTGGAAGACATGACTATGGAGGCCATCCGGGGAGGCGCCTCCCCGGAGGAAATCGAAGCCAACAGCGTGCTATCCAACCCCGTGGCTGAATTGGTCGGCAGGCTCGTCCTCGACCCGCTCAACATGATCCCCTCATCCGCTGGGCGGCGTATGCGTATGGGCATGAGCAAAGAAGCTGCCATGAAGCTAGTGGGCCAGGAAGACTTTGCTGATTATGGTCGCATCCTAGAGACCATGAAGGCCGAGGGCGCTGCCAACGTCGCTGGTGGTTTCAAAGGACCGGTCTGGAAGCTGCTACATCCCTTCCGCTCAGGCAATCGTGGTCTGGCCGGTGAGTTGGGAGAACGAGTATCTTTAACACTCGCTGCCGCTATGGAGAAAGCGGGCGCTGGCGACCCAGGTGATCTAGAGCGCGTCTTGCGTGAGTTCGTCGCCGCTGGTGGGAAGGGCGACGAAGCAATTGTAGCCCAACAGTTCCTCAAGAGTCAACTGGGCGATCTTCCAGTGTCGCGAATGGGGAAACAGACGACGTTATTCTTGAGAGAATTGGCTACAGACCCCAAAACCGGTGAGTTCTCACTAGCCGTCGTAGACGATTGGTTCACGAAGGCCAAGACGCCCAACGAGGCAATCAAAAACATGCTGGGCGGCTGGGAGAAAGCTGTCGAACGAATATACCCACAGCCCAAGAAGAACATAGTCCGGCGGGGACAAGACTTCTACCGTTCTATCTTGAGCAGGTACGAGTACATGGGCCTAAACCCAGGATGGGCCTGGAGAAACGCTGCTGGCAATACTAGTATGTCGATGTTAGGCGGCTACCAACCATTTGAAGGCGCAGATGTGATAGAGGAATTTGCTAAGCGGTGGGGCGATGTCCCCCTCAAGCTGCGCAAGGGCTACGGTGGGCTTGGAGCGAGATACCTCGGCATTGAGATACAAAATGCACTGGGAACAATAGGTGAAGAATTCAGAGCCGTCCGCACCAAGGACATACCAAAGTCGATGCTCAAGGACTTCTGGAAGAGATTGGCAAAGGGCACTTTCATGCTCAAGCCCTCGGAGTTATTTGAGACCGCTGCCAGTGAGAGAATCGTCCACCAAGCCTTGGGCTTCTTCTGGAAAGATCACTGGAATATCAAGTTGCCCGATTGGGTGGGCAACTTGTTCCCCTCCAAGGCGCAAGCCACTGCCTTTGAGCGAATGGCAGGCGATGCCATTAGCCAAAAAGAACTGTATGGTGCGCTACAAGCCTCGCGCCTGGGACGCAATTTTCCCAATGAGATTCTAACTCGCCTGGACGACCTACCTGGCGGGCTGCGGCAGAAGATACTGCATGCCAAATTGCAAGCCACCGATGCCGACGACTTTGCCCGCAGGATGCAGGGTCTCAGTGGAGAGGTAGATGACTGGCTGGTCAAGCGGTTGGATGACCTCGCGCCAGAGATAAGCAAAAGCGATGATCTCTTGATGGAGGCCGCCAAAGCTGAGGAAAAAATCATCGAAGACATCGAAGATGCTGAGGAGGCCGCACGAGTGGCAGGCATTCTCCAGCCCGACGAATTCAAGAAACAACTCGTCAAAGATCGCGCCACTAGCATGGCTTGGAGCGAGAAATTAAAACGCCACGTCGAGGCCAATCCTGAAGATGGGGCAGCTACAACCAACCTCTTGGTGGATCACATGCAGGCTGGCGCACCCACTGCCAAACGGGTCGACTTGGCCCGTGATCGCACTTTGGCTATAGTCCGTTCGCACCCAGGGCCACAATACCAAGCTCTCAGAAGCCGCACCTGGGAGAAATATTTCACTTACTCGCGCGGTGAGTGGCGTCGGTACTGGGACGACTTCAGCCGCAAGGCCGACGAGTTCATAGCCAGCCGCCGCCGTGGTGAGCAATTGGCCTTTCCTGGCATGGAGCCTGCACAGCAAGAAGAAATGGCAAAGTTAATTGACGAGTGGGTTGAAACTCTCTCTACCACACGGCACGCCGTAGCAACCATCAGTGCCGATGATACCCGCCAGATATTGGATGAATTAGCTGAGGCAGGACAGAGAATCCACTGGGGCGACATGCCAGAGCTAAGTTCCGAAGTTGTCGAGGGCATCACTCGTTGGCTGGATGACGAGATCGTGCCCCAGATGCACACCACGAAAGCCATCGGCAACCGTGTTGCTCTAGCCGAGCGCGATTACATCTTGTACAACTATGGTGAGGACTTACACATCGACGCTGCTCTGAGCTATCTGTTTCCCTACCCTACTTGGTACAGAAATACCGCCATGAATGTCCCCCGATTGTTGCTCTACAATCCCAAGTACCTTGAGGGCTACCTGGACTTCAAGGAAGCCATGCGCCAGATCAATGAGGAGGCACAGGGTCTTCCCTGGTGGGAAGGCCAAATCAAGGTGCCGGGGACAGACTTCTATTTCAACCTGGAAGCCAGTCTGAACCCGCTCTACAACATGATCACCGAATTTCACGATCCAATGAGGACAAAAACAATCCCAGGTCAATGGCTAGAACGGATCGGTAATGTTGGGCCATCGCTGGACGTCGCACTCTGGGCACTCTATGCCTATTGGCGATTCAAAGCAGGAGAGCCAGAGGAAGCGCGGGCGGCTATGGGCTACCTGGGCACACCAACCAAAGCCTTCCGCTATGCCACTGCCCTACTGGGCCTCGGTGAAGGCCGTGGCATCACGCTCGAACCGTGGCTGTGGGATGATCCTCTCTCTTTCGCTGGACTCGACCAATACGAGCGGTTTCAGGTTGGGCGCATATTCAAGCAAATGGAGAACGAGGGCGCGGCTACTGTCGAGCAGCTTTGGGATGCCGGCAAGATGCAAAGCGGCGATATTTGGAATGAAGCCGTGGCACGGATGACCAAGGAGCGTGCCCCAGGACTCTTCCTCAGTTGGTTCGTCGGTATTGGCTTCAAGCCACGCAAGGCTTATGACATCCAAATACAGAAAGCAAGAAACGCCCAGTATGAATTTTATCAACATGCCGAGACCGCCTACGACATGAGCACCGACGAGGGCCAAGCGGCATACAAGGAAGCGCAGAAAGCACTCTATCGCTATTATCCGTTTCTATCTTACATAATGCTGGTTCGCCGTGGCGAACTAGAGCGCGACAAAGCCTACACTTGGGAAGTACTAAATCGCCTGCCGCCAGGTAGCAACGGGGCAGCCATCAAGACCGCCGCTGGCGTAGACGACCCAATCATTGACCTGTTCTATGAGACAAGGGGAGACTTCTCGACCTGGGAGGACATGGACAGGGCAGCGTTCATGGCAAGCATCGAAGCGATGGGTGCCATTCTCGGTGTCCCAGACAAAGAACAGCAGCAGGAATGGGACAGAGCCATCAAAATCTACGGTGAGGTCAAAGCTGCTCTGCGCCGTGTCTACGGCGACGACATTTGGAACCTCAACGACAGCTATTGGAAAACCCGCGACGTGGCGGGCAACGACGCCGCCAAAGCGTTCGCAGACGGCAACCCACGATTGTATGACTTCTGGGACGCCCGCAACCTTGCCATCACGGAGAGTCCAATCTTGTTGTCCTACTGGGGAAGCCTTGATACCCTAGAGCGCGTCGGGGAAAATTTGCTGGAAGAAGAGGTGCTGCGTCGGTGGCCTAATTATGAGGAAGCCCAAGCGGGCTACTTCAAGGAATTCGACAAGGACGAGTGGCGAGAGCAGAGGGACTATCGCCGCGAGTACATCAAGCAATATCCCTGGCTTCCTGACCTGTGGGACTTCAAGGACAACATGCGTGAGGAGATCGCCGTCGTCATTGAAGAGTTCGCCAGCGAGATGAAACCACCCCTTGGCCCTGTCATCCGACCAGATGCCGAGCTAGAGAGCGTTCTCGTGCAGCGCATCCTGGATGTGGTAGGAGCCAAACTCAAAGCTCACGAGATGCTCAGGGGACCATCTCTTTTCGCTGGCATGGGTAAACAAATTCTTCAGGGAATGATAGCCCAACCAGAAGGAGAAGAATTCCTAAGAAAGCTCTTTCTAATGGGGCCATTCACTGAGCAAGCCATAGACTACTTCGAGGAAGAGATCGAAGTTAAGTTCGGCCCTGAGATCGAAGGCGGATTTTACCCAGGGCCAACAGATTTCTGGGTGCAGTTGGGAAACACAAAAGCTGAAACTGCAATCCATGAACTGACTCATGCGTGGTGGGAACCCAGGCGTGGTAAGAGGAAAGAAGCCTTTGTCAAAGCAGTCATACGCTTTGCAGGAGAGGTGATAGAGCCTCGGTCAGAGGGAGAAATGAGGGTACATAATCTCGCTTGGACTTATGTTAACGGCGATCCCAATGATCCCTCTTTTCACGAAGGTATGAAAATAAGCAAGGAGAAAGCCAAAGGATACGACCTCGCCTTCGCCAACGGCACTTATTGGAACGATCATGAAATGTTTGCTGGCCTAGCAAGTGGTTGCATGGGAGATGTCAGGCTACTACCCTACTACCTCTACCAATTCTACAAAGACCTCTTCGTCAGATTGCCCCCAGAGCAACCCTTCTACCTGGAAATGCCGTGGGAGCCAGAGGTGACTTTCCCCCGTTACCCCATCGGCGCACAGGAAGGCACGCTGGCGGGCGCATTCCCAGAGACCACAGGGGCGGCAGAAGAGGCACTTGACGGGGAAGCTCCATCTGTGGTATCATATGAAGGAGCAGCGGCGGGTGCAACACCAGCACCAGCAGGCGCACCGCCTGTCACGCCACCCGCAGAGGCACCCCCTGCTGCCCCATCCGTCGAATGGCCCGAAACGCTCTCTTGGCAATTCGTCAAAGAGTACCTAGGCCAAACATCGTTTGGCCTCATTCAACACTTTAACACAGGATTGCCACTAGGTGAGCCTATTAAAGCTCGCTTAGAGGAAATATATGCGGAGTACCCACTAGGCTTTACAGACCTTGCCTCATGGCTAGGGTTTGTGAGGACACTGTGGAGGGCTTCGCTCTTCTCCAGGGGAGGACTCGGCGGCGTCACTGGCCTGAGAGAACAACCCAGACCATTGAGTTGGACTTCCGGTGCCGGCGCAGGCCGACGCTTCACCCCCTGGGGCTAAAACTAAATAGAGGAGCCTATCATGCCCAACGAGTTAGATACGGGAACTTCACCACCAGTGGAGGAACCCACAACGACGCCCGAAGGCGAGGCCCCGCCGGAACCAAAACTGGTACCCGTGGAGGACTTGCGACGCCTTCAGGCTGTCAAAGACCGCGAAGTCGCCGCCGCCAAGCGCGAGGCTGAGACATCACGCCAACGGCTCGCAGCAATTGAAGCCTCAATGGAATCACTGGCCCGCCAGACGATGGACCCGCAAGATGCACAGCAGTTCATCGCCAGCCAACGTGGGCAGCGCCAACAGGCTGACTTGCAGCAACAAGCGGGAATGGCACGCAAGTACGAGGACATCTTTCGCATGTCCCGCGAAGGTGGCGTGCCTATCGACGAATTTGAAGCTGTGCGCGCCAATCCTGCGGCCACACCCGAAGACGCCCAGAGAGTCGTCACCGACTTCTGGCGGAGGAAGGTCGAGGCCGCCGAGCGCGAAGCAGCACAGCGAGAGAAAGAGGCAGCAGTGACAGCGCAAAAAGTCCAACGGCAAGAACGCACCGAAAACGGTGCAGACCGGATCGGCACTCCGGCGGAGCCTACGGAAGGTTCTCAAGACCTAGAGGCCCAGTACAGGGAAGAAGCGCAAGTGTTCAAGAACGCTGCACTACGAGGTGAACGCGGGGACTGGACACAGAGACTTCTCGACCTCAAGATCAAGTACAGAGGATTGGGCCTTAAAATCTAAGGAGGCCGTTTCATGGCAGGAGTGAATTTTCCAAAAACGACACTGGGCGATACCACCACCACAGCACGCACGGTTGATGAGGACATCATCATCGTCAACCAGGCCGCAACGCCCCTGCTGCGGGCGATCTCGCCCACCCTGAACAACCTGCCCACACCATGCAAGAGCACCAAATACGAGTGGGTAGAAGATGAGTTAGAAATCACCGAAAGCACGATTCAGCCGACCATCACCGCCGGCGACACCTCTTGGAGTGTCGCCAGTGGCGAGGGTGAGTATTTCCTGGCCGGCCACATCTTGCAGGCCGAAGATGAGTTGATGCTTGTCACCACAAAAGGCACGGCCAGTGATACCATCGTGGTCGCCCGTGGCTACGGCTACACGACCGGCGCATCGCACACTGCTGGTACAACCTTGAGGATCGTAGGCCGCCTTCACAATGAGGGTGGCGACGCCACTACAGACACCTATGGCGTGCCGACCATCCCATATAACAACACCCAGATTTGGCAGCAGCAATTCAAGATGACCAGTACAGAGATGGCAATTCTCCGTTACGGAAATGTCAACAGGCTGGACTATCTGGAAAGCAAGGCTATCAAAGTCTTGATGGCGTTGATGGAACGCAATTTCATCTACGGCACGCGGGTAACACGTTCCACGACTGCCGCCATCGCCGCGACCAGTGGTTCATCCGGTGGCTTGATGGATACCACGGCGGCATACATCTACAGCGGAAATCGCAACAACGCCGCAAGCGCGGCTCTGACCCGCAAGATGATCCTGGATTTGCTCCAGGAAATCTTTGGCCTGGTCGGAGTAGAATATATGCCAGACATCATGATGTGCAACGCCTGGGTGAAACGCAAGGTCAATGATATGTTCGAGACCTATGTGCGCACCGACCGCACCGACGCCACAGGTGGGGCAGTGTATACAAGCTTCATGACCGACTATGGCGAGGTTGACTTGCTGCTGGACCACAACTGTCCAGCGGCCAGGACGTTTTTCTTGCATACTCCCTTCTGCGCCATTGGCCCATTGGAAGGCGAGCAATTCCGCACTGTACCGCTTGCAATCACGTCAGCAGGAGCCACCGAATGGCAAGTCTGGGGCGAGTACACCCAGATGATCAAGTGCCCCAAAACTCACGGCGAAATCTACGGCATCAGCACCACCACCTAGAGAGGAGGGCTTAAATGGGACAGCAAACGAGTAGCGTAACTAGTGCCAGCGACTTTGACCCAACACAGGCCCGACTCACTGGGGCTGATGGTGGAACGCCGATTGCCACCGAGATCATCTATGGCCAAGACGACCACGGATGCGATCTGAAACTCTTCGGCGCGACCTCTGGCAAGTACATGATGTGGGACGAGAGTGCAGACAAGCTCATTCTGTACGGCCAGTTGGACGTAGGAGTAGATGACACTGGCCATGACGCCAAGTTCTTCGGCGCTACATCGGGCAGCTACATGCTGTGGGATGAAGACAAGGACCGACTTGACCTGATCAAGGCAAAAGTCAGGATCGGCACAGGTGCAGGCGCGACCAATGGCGTTGAGTTAGACGGCACTGACCCCGACCAACTGCTACAGGCGCACGCCTACATAGACGGCGCGGTAGCCAGTGGCGCGTATGCCGGAGCCTACTTCACAAACACCGTGACGGCATCGCAGACTAACAACGTCTCAGTGTTCGGTACATGGAGCGAGTTATACCTCACGGGTGACGTTTCCCTCATAAGCAACCATGCGGCAATCTGGGGCAACCTGGAGATGGCCGACGCAGGAGGGACACTGACACTCCCTGGCGGGGTAGCTTGGCACTCTGCCATCACTGGCACGATCATCAGCCCCGACGGACTGACGGTAAGTTCTGGTGGGCTGCTGGCATGCTTCGTGGCAGACAACCAAATGACCTCTGGTTATACCAGCACTGGCGCGACGGTCGCGGGCTACGCAGTACGCATGGGATCGGGCAAGGCTCGGCTCCCCTACGGGCTATGGATTGACCCCGATTCAGTGTATCAAGCCATCCGCATCGGGGAACTAAGCTCCGACACACCTGGGTCGGGCTTGGTTCTCGACAGCACCTACAACGTTGGTATCCAAATCCACGTTGACGACAATGAATTACCCTTGGGAAGTGCTACGACGGCACGTGGCATTGACAGCAGATTCCTAAACTACAATTCGCCCAAGAGCGAAACCTGGGGCATCCAGGGCAAGTGCAAAATCAGTGCCCTGGCCCGTACCGCCAACGTGGCGGCGGGCGTCGTGGGGGCCTTTGAATCTACAGGCACATGCTCTACTGCAACCGGATCGGGCAACACCTTCGTTACCGGCGTGATGGGACGCTTGGGCCTTGCTTCAGGCTTCACCATCGGATCGGGCACCTACGCCTGCGGCGTGCTGAGTTTCTACAACACAAGCGATGCCAGTGATCCCACAGGCGAGTACACCGTTGCATATATGGCAACGGCGAGTGACATTGCAGGGACGGGTGATTGGGATTACGGTATTTATGTTGAAGATGCTGCGCGTGCAGGCTATTTCACCACCACTCCAACGGGCGTAGCGGCGATCAACAACCTAGATATCGTCGTTGACGATGCCTGTACACAGTCTAGTGGATACGCCCACGCGCTGCACATCGGGCTCACCAACAGCGGCAACAAGACCGGTGCGGCCAGTGCCTCACAGATGAACGGCATCGGCGTTGATTACACTCAATCTGGCACGTTCACCGGTGGGATTAATGGCGTCTATGTCTACATAGATGACAGTGGCGCACCGACGCTGACGAGTGCACAAGTCGTGGGGGGCTACTTTGACCTCCAGGAGATGGGTCAAACCGCTGTCATGGCATGTCTGCAACTCGATAAAACCAACAGCACGGCAGCCAGTTATGCAGACTGTTTCATCCACATGGTCAATCAGGGAGACGGTGCAACTACAAACGCCTTTCAATTTCACGGGGCGTGCGCCACGAACCTACTCAGGGTTGCACAGGTCAATGGATTCGCTTCAGTTGACGCGGGCGAGCCTGGCGCAAATTCCACGCACAAGCTCAAAGTCATGATGGGTGAGACAGCGGGCTACATCGCCGTGTACGCGGATTATTGAGATGGAACTCGTGACGCGCCAACAGATGCATACACAAAAATACGGAACTGAGACGTTCACCGTCGAGGCCGGCAAGAAAGTCAGGATCCGATACTGGTCACCGGACGCGATTGACGTTCTCGATGTGAGCGTTCCAGCCGGTAAAAGCTGGTCGGTGAGTATCGTCATCGACATCCAAGAAGTAGATGCATAAGTGGAGGGGGATGGGCTTCGGCCCATCCCCCCACACAAGGAAGGACTGAACAAATGATGGAATTCACAGTTGGAGAACGGCTTGCTACACTCAACCTACTGCCACCCGAGGGCAGCTTGCTCACCATGAAAATCGTACATGACCTGCGCCAAGCTCTAGCCTTCAGCGACGAGGAACTAACTGCCCTGAACTTTCAGCAGAACGATGACCGGCTGACATGGCAAGACACCGTTGAGCCAAAGGAAGTCGAGGTCGGCGTCAAGGCAGCAAGCATCATCTATGACTTGCTAGAGAAACTCAACAAAGATGGAAAGATCAGAGAGGCCCACCTGACCCTCTGTGAGAAGTTTGAGTACACGGAATGACCAACCACGATGCGAAGCAAACTGGCTGCTATCCCGTCAGAACCTACCATTGTGCTAGATGCAAGAAATTGCATCAGTACAAGCGGACACTCAAAGACATTCCACCCACATCGCCCTGTTGTGACGCGCCGTTGAGCCGTGCCTTCGACTTGGATGGCGTGAAGTTCCAGACGACCACGCTCATCAAAGATGTAAGGTACAAACTACGCCAAGAGGAAAAAGAGGGGAAGCGGCCACGCGCCATTGATCGCGATCTCAATCCCCACTTTGCGACTGTATAGAATTATGGCTACTTTCACCGAATTGATACAACAGGCCACCTCACTGGAGGAAGCAAAACGCGCTGGCGCATACATCCGAGGCAGACGGACGAGGAGAGCCATACTGGCGAGGCAACAAGCCGCACAAAGGCCAACTCCTGCACCTGCGGCGTCACCAGCACCATATCTACCCTACATACAAAAAGGAATGCCTCGGCCACTGCCTGCACCAGGACCAGCACCCAGAGCAACACCAGGGCCTCCACCAGCACAAACGCCGATACCAAGACCAGCACCCCCGCCGCCAACAATACCACCCGGCTACCGGAGGGCAGAGGATGGAAGCCTGGTCCCGGAGACCTTCTGGGATCAACCAGTACTCACTCCACAACCAGCACCACAAATAACACCTGGATGGGGTGGGCCACCATACGCGCCACAACCGCCGCCAGACCCCTTGTACTGGCAGGATATTGAGCCATACCTGCGCGAGATAGAAGCATGGTATCCACAACGCAGACAATGGCTAGGCCAACAACCCATGACACCAGAACAAGAGGCTGCCATCAATTGGGACAGAGCACGCTTTTGGTACGGCCTAGCTTGGCACGCAAGACCTTATGACACACCCTTGCGTCAATTTGAACAATACATCCAGCCACCAGCGTGGATCAGCCCAGAAGTTTTGGAAGAATGGGCTCCAGTGTGGTGGAGAGAACAACTGCGGCGACAGCAACCATATCCATATCGCCCTAGCACTAAACCACAGCAACAAGCTCAGCGAGGTGTAAGACCACGCATATAGGAAGGATAGGACATGCACACCCTTATACTCGGCCTCGACGGCCTTGACTACAATCTCCTCAAGGCCACACTGCCCACCATGCCGTTTTTCAAGGAACTGACCGAGACTGCCGCTTGGGGTATGATGGTGCCCGACATTGCACTCTCACCCCAGTCGTGGGCTACCATCTTCACCGGCTTAGAGGAAACAAAGCACCACGTCACCAATTTTCATGCCCCTATCACCCGAGCCAAGTGTGCCAACATGTGGCGCATTTTGAACAGTTACAATCTCACCTGTGGCGTTTTCAATGTAACCATGACATTCCCGCTAGAGCCGGTCAAAGGGTACATGGTGAGCGGCTACCCCACCAAGATTCCCGACACGTTTCCGCCCAACATCCTGAGTGGGGACCCCCCGCCCACAGCGAAAGGCCAAGAGAACAGTTGGGACCGCCACCATTGGGCCTTCCGCGAAGGTGCGCGGCTGACTGTAAAGTATGATCCGTTCTGCAGTATCATTGGTAGTACTCTACCCGACGAATTTGGGCACGGCTTTGAAAACGCTTGGCGCAAAGGGCGCAAGTTCATTCTGGAGGAAATCTACCCTGTGCTAGACCGCGAGGTTGCCGCCCTGGTTGAAGTCCTCCAACCTACCGTGTTGGCGATCTTCTCCGATCATGGCTGGAATTCCGAGGAGTACAGCGACACGCTATACACACCCTGGCACAAGGGCGTGACTAACAAAGACACATTTCGACCCGTCGCCCGTGAGGACTGGGCCTATCACACCAAAGAGGGTGTAGGCTTTTTCAAAGGGCCTCACGTCCAGCATGATGGCGAACTGGAGGCATTTCCAAATCGCTGCTTCCTGCCCACCATGCTGGACATCTGGAATCTTTTCCCCAGTCTAGAATTCGACGGCTGGCCGGTGACGAAGTTCGAGTACACCGAGGATGAAAAGCGACAAATCAAGGAAAACCTAAGGGCACTGGGCTATGAGTAGTTTTCCCGAAAACACGACAGTTGGCTTGATCTTCCAGGGCCGATACACCTTACAGCCCCTAATGTCTTACTGGGGGTTTATGTCGGCCATCCGCATCTTGGCTGGCAACAATGTCGGCGTCACGCCACTCATGGCGGAGACCCAGACAGAAGGCTACCAGAAGGCAGCCCGCTACTTCTTGGACAAGACGACGCATGACTACTTGATCATCCTGGACATCGACGTAACGCCACCCGACTACGGGCTGGAGTACCTCATCAAAGCTTTCGAGTCACAGGAGAAATGTGGCGTCATGGCCGCCCTGACATTCTGGCAGCCCAGGGCGACACCAAGCTTGTTCCAAGATGCAGGCGAGGAACGTGTAGATGACTATACCTTTCATCGTTACACGCCGATGATGAATGTAGTGGGTCGCCACGTAGTCAAGTACCAAGATGAAGCGGAGCGAGGCGAGCCGCTTCTCATGCCACAAACCAATGACTCCATCATCAATGTAGACGTTTTCAACGGTGGCTTGTTTGTGACGAGCCGCGAGGTCTTGAAAAAAATGGGGCAACTCGCCTTCCATGACCGCGAGGGCGCATCAATAGGCATGTTCACCAACAAGGTGCGAACCCTGGGCTACAGCGTCAAGGCCGCCCTGCACATCATTTGCAGTGGTGGCGGCGTGAATCACGTCGATTTCCTAAGCTATTATGGAAAGCCAAAGGGCTGACATCATGGAAAACATCATCACATCAATCATACTGCCCTTAGTGGTTGGCGGTTTGCCAGCACTTTTGACATACCTGCTAGGTCGCCGCCAAGCAAGAAGCGCGGAAACGACGATCAAGGCCAACGCCGCCGCGACACTCACCAAAGCAGCAGCAGAACTCGTCGAAGACATGCGGGCTGAGATTGGACGCTTACGAAAACAAATCAGAGAGCTTACCGACCGAGTTGAGAAACTGGAACGGGAGAACAAAACACTTAGTCAGCAAAACGAGAAACTAGCAGAGATGGTGAGCGAAAAGCTCATCATGCGAGGATAGGAGAAGACCATGCCAGGACACAATTTCAGACTTATCGAACGCAAGAGCCAAACCGAAACCGTCAACATCGCCTCCAGCGGAAACGTGACTACCGAGATCGTCGACATGCGCGACTATTCGCTGTTACTCATCCACATGCCCGCAGGATGGACGAGCGCAAGTATCGGGTTCAAGGTCGCCAGTGAGGCGGCTGGGACCTTCCTGCCCCTCTACGACGACAACGGAACGTTGGTGCAGGTTGACAGCCCTGCGGTGGACTGTGCCTACTCTGCACCGGCTGAGGTAGCCGTTGCCCGTTTCGTCAAACTGTGGTCACAGGATGGCAGTGCCGGCAATACCGCCCAAACCTCGGCACGGGTGTTGCTGGTAGACAAGAAGGCATGATATGGGCAGCTTGAGCATACTCGGACACGCGATGCTCAATCCACTCATCAGCGGCATCAACTGGGCCTATGCGAGCAAGATCATCGGCTATAGCCCAATCGCCTACTGGCCGCTGTGGGAAGCCGGTGGTTCGACCGCCGAGGATCAGAGTGGTAACAGCTACAATGGTACATACCATGATGTCGCCTTAGCCAATGCAGTAGGGCCAGATGGCGATGATGTTCCTTACTTTGATGGCTCTGATGACGTAGTTGACATCTACAGTGCCGGTCTCAATACTGCCTTCGACGGTGCAGAGGGAACAATCATCGGTTGGGCCAAAGTTAATGCCACCACTCGCTGGACAGACGGAGCAGATCGCATGTGTATCCAGTTGTGGTCTGACAGTGCCAATTTCCTCCGCGCCTCAAAGGAGTATCGTGCTAACAGATTCTACTTCCACTACGTCGCTGGTGGAACAGTAGAAAACATCACAATAACCTCTTTCAGCCCAACGACCTGGTTCCACTGGGCCATGACATGGAGCAAAACGGCAAATGAGGTAAAAGCCTACCTCAGCGGTGCTCAGGCTGGTTCAACCCAAACCACATTGGGAACATGGGCAACACCAGGAGACCTCGATAGTGACGCAACTGTTATCGGCGCAAGGGCTATCGCCACACCGATAAACGAATGGTGGGGCTGGCTGGCCCACATAGCCGTGTTCGACAGCGCATTGTCTGGAGCTGCCATCGCAGACTTGGCGGAGGTGTAACATGCACAATAGAGCTAATGTGCGACAAATGATCGCCCGCCGGTTGGGACGATTTGACGTGATCTCAGCTTCAGGTGGCAGCACAACGACTGCCATCTCGACAACCAGATTGTTCCAACCAGACGACTATTGGAATGGCTCCCTCCTATACGTCCAAAGCGCCAACAGTGCAGCACCAGAGGGAGAAGAACGAATCGTCACCGACTATGACCAAGCCACCCAAACCCTAACGGTGGGCCTGGCCTTCACCGCCGCCATCGCCAACGGAGACATTCTGGAAATACACGCGGGGCACACCAGCGTCGTCGAGCTACAGAACTTGATCAGCGATGCAGTAAAGCAAGCAGGGCAATACTGGTACAAGGAAACATGGGACACAACCACTGTAGATTGGACTGCCGGAACGTACTCATATAGCCTGCCAGCGGAGGTGCGGCGACTGAGAGAAGTCTACACCAGGCCATCCTCCAGTCATCGCTGGAGGCCGTTCCCCAACTGGGAAGTCAAAGGCCAGACGGGAGCGTACTACCTCATCGTGTCGAGCGATGGCGGGATAGGTGACATCGCTCTGCACTACGAAGCTGCACTGTCGTGGGACCCAGCCACCGTAACCGACGCTTCAGTCCTAAACATCGCAAGTGGTTCAGGCACAAATCAGTATGACAGATCGGCAGTCAGCTTCATAGTCGAATTAACATTGGAGAAACTCTACCTCAAATTGGCGAACGAGGGAGACGACGCGCACCGCAACTTCTACTGGAACATGGCCCGGCTGGCCAGGGACGAACGATTGAGAATAGCTAGAGACGAGGCCATGCCACCGTTGCCTGGGCAAGTTCAACGCCTCGGCTGGCAAGAGCACGACCACAACATGCGCGACCGCGCCTACAGCCAACTTGCAGGTGGCGGCACGAAGTCAGGAACATAATGGCGAGAAGCCTAGTCTACGACATAACCCTAGATGGGGAAGGACTAATACTGATCGGCAACGGCCTCGACGTTCAGAGAGTGCAGGCCAACCCCTACGCCGTGAAGTCGTCAACTGGCTACAGAAGCTACGCCGACTTGGACGAGTGGGCCGTGTGGCAGATAGATACCATGCACCGCGGCATAGGAAGCGAACTGTATGGCGATCCAGAGGAGTATTGGTATGGCGTAAACATTGACACTCGCTTCAAGAACAAAGTGTTCATCGGCCCACACGGGCAGGGCACCGCCGTCCCCTCCGATAAGACGGGAGACGTACACTACGGCAAGTTTGGCGACAAGTTGTTCATGAGCATAGACAAAGAAGTCTACGAGTTAGTCAGTGGCACATGGACATTGAGGGAGACAACAACAGCCACCGTGACCAGCATGTGTGAGTTCAACGGCTACTTCTATGTCGCCCAGAACACCTCCAATACCATGCGCAAGACTGCCAACGGAACAGCATGGACAGACGTAGGTGGCACGCCAGCCGCCTACAGACTCTATGTGCATGGCGGGTTTCTCTACAGGTCTGTCAACCAAGCCTTATACTACTCTAACGATCCCGATGATCCCTCTCCAACCTGGTCATCCATAATGTACGTTGGTGATAGCCAATATGTCATCCAATCCATGATCACTTTTCAAAATGCACTTATCGTCTTTAAGAACGATGGCGCATGGAAAATCCCTGGCAACCCTGGAGAGATCGATACCGCCTATGAGATCGGAGAACTCAAATGGCGCAACTCGATTGACAATAGAAATGGCGTCAAGTGCTGCGTCTGGTCGGATGGCTTCCTGTACGTCACATGGGGGAAGGGCGGCCTGCTGAGATGGACGGGATACACTATTTCTTCTATGGGTCCAGACACACTCACAGCAGGCAATGTCCCTGGAAGAATTTGGGACTTGATGCCCACCGCCAATTTCCTCTACGCCTTGGTAGGCCAGACTGACCAGCAATACTGCTGGATTCTCGCCTGGAATGGCTCTGGATGGCACACCATAGCGCACAGCGGGACAGAAGGGCGGGGGGCAATATATTTCGATCCAGGGTCAGGCATAGGTGGTCAGCTACACTATTGCAGTTATCATGCCACTGATACAGAAAACAAAACGTACTACTTCTATCTACCAAGCGAGATTGGTGACCCAACGACTGGAAAAGATGCCAGCTACCAGTGGAAAAACGCTGGCGAGCTTCAGGCCTACCTCTACACCCCTGAGTTCACAGCTAACCTACACGACGCGCAGAAAGAGTGGAGATCGCTTACCATCTGGGCGGAAAATGCAAGCATATCTGGAACGGGCACCCAAACAATCCGCTTCGACTACCGAATTGACACCAACCATAACTGGATAGAGCTATTCGATCAAACCATTGAGGCCAACGCCCAGGCCCAGAAATCATACACTCATAACTTTCCCGCCAGCGACTTCACCGACAAAGTGCTAACCTCAGTATCAACACGCACTGTAACACTCGCCAGCGGTAGCAGTACCAGTGACATGACTGCTGGCGATTGGGTATACTTTGTTGACGTGAACGAGTATCGCATGGTGGCCAGCGTTACCGACACTACTCACTTTGAGCTACAGTGTCCCCTCGACGGTGCGCCAGCGACCGGCTCTACCATCCGGCCAGGGATACCTTGGGGTCGGTACATTCAATTCCGCATCTCAATGACCAGCACCGTTGTCACCAGAACGCCAGTTCTGAAAGCGTGGGCGTTGAAGTACCTGGTCAACGTGGCCGACTACGATCTGTGGCAAGCCACTGTGTTGGTCGCCAGCCCACGCGCATTGCGGAACGGCTACACAGACAGAACGCCCATCAGCACGCAGTTGGCACGGCTCAACGAGATTCGCAAGAAGGGCCGTGTGGCATTTGTTGACGAGGTGGGTAACAGCCACACAGTCAAAGTGAGTAACTACAGCCTCCGCCCAGTGCGGCAAAAGACCACCGATGACGCCACCAAACCCAGTACAGTCTACTGGGCAAAGCTAACACTTCTGGAGGTCTAACCATGCCGGTCAGGAAGAAAGCAGAGAAAAGATGACATTAGCCCGTGAAGATGCATCTTGGAAAGAACACATTATCGGTAGTCCATTCAAACTAAAAGGCTTCGGGCGCAAATATGTAAAGATACGTTGCGAAGGATGCAATAAAATCATTGAGACGCGGCTGGATCACGTCAAGAAGCGCATTTGGGAAAATACACCATTGTACTGTGGGACTTGTGCTCGAAGGCGTACCTACGTTGAAAGAACAATCAATGCCAACCTAGAGGATTGGCAATGGGCTTACCTAGCTGGCTTTCTAGATGGCGAAGGATGCGTCTGTTGGTCTGGCAACAGCAGCACTCCACAACTAAGCATCGCACAGTGTGACAAAACTCCACTAGATAAATTCTCTAGTTGGCTTGGTACAGGAGAAATGTCACTGGATGAGAGAAGTAAGCAGAACGAAAATTGGACTGATTGCTGGCATTGGCGGATGACAAACTGCATAGACATCCTCTGGCTATTGTGCCAAGTTCACAAATACTTACTCGTCAAAAAGGATTGGCTAACCCAGGTTGTGGAGTACCTAGATCAAAGAGTTGATCTGAACGGATACGAGGATTTACTAGAACATGCCCGTTCGCTATTGTCCAAGTAACAAAAAATACCGCATCGGCAGCGGGCCGTGCATGTACAGAACGCACAAGGCCGCGCAACGAGCATACGAAGCCTACCTCGCCAAGAAGCGCAAGAAAAAGAAGGGCAAATGAGACGCCGCAGCATCACGACAGACATCACTCGCCCGCCACGCGAGCGGCCAGTGACAACCGGCCTACCACGGATGGGCGGGATACCCGACTTTCCCAAGACCCCCCGTGGGGTGTACGCTGGCGACCGCGCCGTCGACTGGCGTGAGAGGCAAGCATGGCCCAAGGGCACTCGCTTCATGGAAAAACTTGCCAGCCTGCCAGAGCGACGGGTGATCTGGTGGCTACTGTACCAAGCCGAACCCAAGCTGGAGCCCTACCGTGACTTCGAGTTTCAGCCGGAGTTCCTCGGCGGGCGCGTCGTCCACGGGGGCTTGGTCAGCGACTTCGCCATCTACAACATCATCCCAGGACAGATCGTGCTCTGGGAGGTCGAAGGCGCGACATGGCACGCCGCCGGCTGGCGGCTGTTGCGCGACGAGGCTCGCAGGGTCAAATTGATGGCGTTTCCAGAGGTATTCACCGTCTTGAGATTGAAAGAGATCGACATCAACCGCAGCGACGAAGACCGCAACCAGGTTTGTGAAGATGCCATGCGGCTCATCGAAAGAGGCTGACCAAATGGGATCAATAGATTGGCCCTGGATAAAAGGCAAGGTCGAGGAGATCGAAGCCTGGCTCACCAGCTTGCAGTCTTGGGGCAACTTCGACCGTATCACCGTCAAGCGGCTTGACCTCACCACGGGTGGAACAGTAACAATTGACCACGGCGGGCTTCTAGGTCTGACCGACGATGATCACACCATCTACCTCTTGGCCAATGGCACACGCAACCTGACGGGCAACCTGACCGTAAGCGCGGGTGTGACAATAGATGGCGTGGACATCTCAGTACACGCAGCCAACGCCGATGCCCACCACGCGGGGTTTATCGGCCTAGAGGACAACGCGGCGACAGCTATCGTGCCGGCGGCGGATGACAGGATTCAGCTTACCGACGATGGAGTAATCAACGCCGACGCCTCTGGCAACACGATTGCTCTTAGCATCGCTCAGGGGCAAATAGACCACGGCTCGATTGGTGGGCTGGACGGCGATGATCACAGCGCAGTGTACCCCAACTTTGGAGACACGGAGACCATATCCGGCGCGTGGACGTTCTCAAATGCCATCAAAGCAGACAGAGCAGACGACGCCCGTATCCTAGAGATATATGAGGGTGCAACCCAAAAGTGGGACATCTACAGAGACCCATATGATCGCCTCGTCTTCTGGGATGCAGTGAACGAAGAAAACAAGTTTCACTTCGGCCAGAGCAATAACATCCTCCTCATCAACATGGCAGACAACGATGTATACTGCCAATTGTCAGGCACGCCAGGCGACATCACTTGGGGCGTCTACAACGACCCTTCCAATCATGGGTTTATAGGGAGCCGCAGTGACATCCCCTTCGCCATCCGGCAGCACACCTCGCGAAAAGTATGGATTACCTCTACCCAAATGGTCATCAACGAGGACAGCGCCGACTACGACTTCCGCGTGGAGTCCAATGGCTCCCAACACGCTCTATTTGTACAGGGGAGCGATGGGTGGATTGGCCTCGGCATAGGAGTTCCCATGGCGAGGCTGCACCTTTATTCCCCTGACGAAAATACCAATCTTTACTTCACAGTTGGTGACGACCACCACACACCAGCAGTGTGGCTGGCCACCAAATACGACACCGTACCCCAATGGGCAGGGATGGGGACAATTGCTGCGGATGGGAGTCTCTGTTTCTCGACTACTGGCAGTTTTTCTACTGCGGGGATAATACTAGAGCGTGACGGTGACGTGCTATTCAACCGGGGCAACGTCGGCATCAACGATGTCACACCATCCTTCAAACTCGACGTGAACGGCACAGGCCAATTTACTGGCAAGCTGACTCTGGGCGGCGGGACCGATCCACCCTACGTCCTCTACGACCGTGAGACCCACAGCTCTATCATCGAGCGCATCAGGAGAGAAGTACCCCCCTCCAAGCTCGGCGGCGCAGTTCTGTTTTTCAACAGTCTGACAAAACGACTGGAAGTCTTTGTCCCCCTAGAGGGCAAGTTCTATAACCTGCGCGGCGGACTCATTGAGGCAGTGCATCCCATCACCGAGACCTACGAAACGGTTGAAAAGCATTACCTGGACGAGGAGACAGGAGAAGTCAAAAGTTACCCTGTTCCCAAGACCACCACACGACACGTCCTCCGTGAAGGCTACGAGTTAGAGCCTTGGACGGGCAAATTCATGCACGGTAAGAAAGAAGTGTATCGAGAAGAAGCTACCGAAGTTATCACCACGACGAGAGGAGGTGAGAAAAAGTGGGCTACGAATCAAAGAACATCGTGAAGAGCAAAACGTTTTGGTTCAACATCCTGGCAGCCTTGGCGACCATCGCCAGCCAGTTTGGGTTTGGTGACTTCGAGCCAGACAAGGGGGTCGTCGCAGTAGCATTGGGCGTCGTCGCACTTGTCAACATCATTCTGCGCTACCTGACTGACCAGGGCATACACATTTTGCCCAAGTAGCTTGACAGACCGCGCTGCCTATGGTAGAATGCAGATACCAGGAACCACAACCGAATAGCCGTGCTAACCAAAGGGTCACTTTCTTGGCCTGCTTTGCTGTTCCTGGTGCGAACGTCCCCCCCAACGGACTGAAGCAGGCGAGCAGGTCAAGAGAGTGGCCCTTTGACTTGCCTAATAGCAAGAAAGAAGAGGAACCATGCTATTTAGAATATATGTTTGGCTTTTGACGTTACCCTGCTTCAACTCACACAGGAGGCAACCATGACTAAGACTGAAGCTAAGACGCATAGGGAGCGACACGAGTTTCTGCATAGGGCACTCGACGAATTGGTGGCAGACTTCATCCTGCACAATGCCAACAAATCGCCAAGCGACACCACAATCATGGAACTGATAACATGGTCTTACAAACAAACACGCGAGTCAGAAGATGAACCACACGCTAGAAAGGAAATCAAGTGAGACCAGCAAACAGAGTTGAGTTTGGCGAACATTGGTTTGGCCTGGGATTCAATGGCATAGTGAAACTAAGGGCCGAAGTCCTCCGCGAACGAATGATAGTAATCATCGTAGAGTGGGACAATGGCGAGACCGAAGAATGGTCGCACTGTGGCGACTTTACCGTTCTTTGGGAAAAGCCCTCCCACGCCGAGCTTACCAGTCTGCCCGATGCGATGGCCCACTACGACGCGGGCGTTGCTGCCT